TGGAAACCATCGAAATGATGTTGCTTTTATTTGTATGTTTCTTGCTTGGTAGACTCTCCGTTGGAGCTACCAGTGAAGTAGTGAAAGTTTTCTTTTTGTCCATGTTGCCTTGGTGGTTGTTCCCCGAGGAGGACATTTGGTTCGATGCCCTCAACCCCAGTGAAGCTGAGGTAGTTGAGGTGGTGGCAGATGCTGTCACAATGGAAGAGAGTGGAGAAACACAGGTGCATTTGTGGAGGCGTCTTAAAGACACTACAGAGCCAGAACTTCTGGCAGTTATGCCACCTCTTCCCAAACCCCGGTTGGTTCGTAGTGATGCCGGGTGGTTCGCCAATTATGCACGAGGAATGCTTGGAGTCCTTGGGCGAACCAAAGCTAACCGGACGGTTGTGGAGGCATGTGTTAGGAAAGAAATCCTTCGCCTTTACCCGAGTGGATATAGGTTGGCTTTTATACTGAGCCGAATGGCAGCGAAGGCTTACTTCGCTGAGGTGGAGTTGATCTCCGCCACTGAAACTTCGGATTTTCAGTAAGGGGCGTGGTTGCCACACGAGGTGTCGAGACGGGTATTTACAATAACATTATTGACCCGTCCCTCGAGTGGCAGCCGTCCGAGCGTCCCCGAATCCCGGACCGTAAGAGTTATGTGGTGGATCTACCTAGGCCCGCCAATACTTATGGGATTCACAACAACTCTGTTAACAATTTGAGAAGAGGATTAACAGAGAGGGTACATTTCACTGACCATCTTGGCACAAAGCCCCCCTCAGTTCGTAAGAAATTCCATGAGGCTTGTGCTCCTTTTCTCCAGGATCTGAAAAGTTATCATATTCCAGCCTATTCACTTGAACAAGTGAGAGACCATTATAAGGGTTCCAAACGAACGAGATATCAACAAGCGTATGATTCCTTGTCGAGTAAGCCGTTCAACCCATATAAGGATTCCTTCTTATCGACATTTCTCAAGGCTGAGAAAATAGATTTCTCTGTGAAGAAAGATCCTGCTCCTAGGGTTATTCAACCGCGCCATCCCCGCTTTAACCTCCATTTTGGTAAGTATATCCTGCCATTGGAATGGAAGCTGTATAAAGCAGTAGGGAAATTGTATCGGTACCCCAGTATTGCAAAGGGGTTTAATGCGGAAGAATTGGGAGATATAGTCTCCAAGAAATGGAAATTGTTCCAAAATCCGTGTGCCGTTAGTCTAGACGCCTCTCGCTTCGACCAGCATATATCGAAAGAGGCTTTGAGATTCACACACTCAGTGTACAAGAGATTCAATGCCGACCCTGAATTTTCAGAGTTGTTGGCACAGTTGTACACCAATAGGGGAATAGCAACAGCCAAAGATGGCTCATTCTTCTATCGTACCCAGCAAGGAAGGATGTCTGGGGACATGGACACGGCACTTGGCAATTGTTTGCTCATGAGCGCTATGGTGTACTCTTATGCAAAATCTAAGGGTATTCCACATGAGGCAATTGACAACGGAGATGACATTACTGTCATCATGGACAAAGAAGATCTTGGAAAGTTTACTGATGGCTTCTATGAGTGGTTTAATGAACTTGGGTTTACGATGAAAATTGAATCCCAATCAACCTGTTTAGAGAAGCTTGAGTTTTGTCAAATGACCCCTGTGAGGATTAGTGGTAAATGGCGGTTTACGCGCCTTATAAAATCCATCTCCAAAGACCTCACGTTTATTTGTGATCCAGAAGAAATACCTGGACGGCTTGATATGATTGGTACTGCTGGACTCATCTGCTGTGATGGAGTACCAGTGTACAATAGCTTTTATAGAGCAATCAAGCGAATTGGGGTGCCAACAACGAGAAAGTTGAATGGCGACAACTCATGGACTGCCTTCTGGGGAAGGGGAATGAAGTCCCACAGTAAGACTATATGTGAATCCTCGAGAGTATCTTTCTACCTAGCGACTGGTATTAACCCTACTAGGCAGGTAGAATTGGAGGAAATCTACGACAATGTCACTTGTTCGATGGATATTTTGGAGAATGGTAAATCGGACTCCCATCTATTTGAATTCTTAGATGATATAGAACTCTCGAGTCTGGATTGGGGTGACGACCAATCTATGATGGACTGAACCAGTCACTAGTTGAATTATGTTGGTCACGAGTAAGACTACCACGTGGGGCCATATGTTTGGAGTCAAAGACGACTTGAACCCATTGACGGAAGCTGCTCATTCAACTATACTAAGTCAGTTTATACCACACACCACTCAGGGCTAAATGAGTGGTAATCAGTGAATTTAGCGGCG